ATACAACAAGAGAAAACAAAATACGAACAAAATCAAAAACGAGATAGCAAAAACCTTATAAAATTTATGAATGAGGTTGCTATGAAAAAGAATTTAGAAAAAGCTAATGCAGTTCAATTTGCTCAAGAAGGTGGGTATAAATATAGTAATGGAAGCACTTTAGGATTTTTATCATCATCTCCACTTAAAAAATTAAAGGCTACAGCAGAACATGCTGCAAAAACTGTAACAGCTCCTTTTAGAGAAAAAATAGCTGATAACCTATATCCCGTTTCTTATAAGGACGGTGTGTCTAGAATAATAGACGCTGTAAGAGGTAAAAAGGCTAAACGTGATGAAAGAACATTTACTGAAGAAGATTCTAACTGGTTGCAAGAAAGAACAGACTTGTTACAACTGCACATGGGGCAAGATCAAAAATATAATAGCGTACCAAAGTCTAAATATAAGCCTACACAATCTAAAGATGATGATGCAACTTATTATACCTCACCTTCAACTGAAGAGATAATAAAATGGCAAATAGAAAATTTGGGTGATTTTGAAAATTTTTATAATACGGATAAAAAAGAAGTAAAATCGCAAGGAACAAGTGTGGGTAGCGTTTTAGGAAAATATACAATGTCGAAGGGTGAAGATGAAAAAGGTAAATATGTTTCATACTATGATAAATGGGATTTTAATCCTTTTGACTATTTTCCTTCAGGAAATCTAAATAAAGCTTATGAAAAAACTTTAGGATTTTTTGGAATGAATGCGCCAGAAGTATACGGTAGAGTATATTACGACAGGAAAGGTAAAACAAAAAAACAAAAAGGTGGATTTGAAAACCAATTTAATACAAATTACCAAGAGTCTAAAAACTATCAAAATGTAAATAAAAGTAGAGACGGACATAGAATTAATATGGATGGAAGTGTTTCTACACACTTAATGGCAGATGATAATAATTTAACAGCCTATCCTACTTTATTTCAAGATGATCAAGGAAATTGGTTTGAACCTCTTGATCCTAGAAAAGAAGCTGAGCTAAGAGGAGAGGTTTACAAATTTGATAGTAAAAAAGAAATGGAAGATTTTGCTAGAAAAGGCGATTGGAAACAACCTTTAAAAGCTCCTAAAAAATTAAAAAAAGGTTTAAAAAGAGTAGAAAGTAGTGACGGTGTTAACATGATTAATTCTACAAGTACTGCTACAGGTTTTTATGGTCAATTGTTTAGTGAAATAAAAGATATGCCAGAATTAAAAGGTATAACTAGACAAGAATTTGCTGCTGATACTACTTTGCAAAATCAATTATTAGACATGAGGTACAGAGGAGATATTCCTGGTATGAGAGGTCTTAAAGATAACGTTGCACACTATAGAAAAAAGTACTCAGAACAAGCTAAAGATTTTACTGATGACGAGCTTGCTGCTTTGTCTCATTTTTTAGGAAGAAAAGGAGGTAGAGAATATTTTGCTTCTATTAGAGATAATAAACCTTTTAAAGTTCCTGGTGTAAATAAAACTCCAGAAGAGTATATAAAAGAATATAGAAAAGGTAAAAAAAGAGGTGGTTATAAACCAAGATTTTTGTAATAAGTGTTATACAATAATGACAACTTTGAAAAAATAAAAACTATAAAAAATATTAATATAAATCGTATTTTTGTAACTTAATAAAACTAAATATATATGGACCCAAATGAAAAAATACAATTGGATGACATTACCTTTGACGATGTAATCGCAGGTGATGGAGTTGACACAGTAAGTATTGATGATACTGCTGAAGTTGAAACGGAAGAAACTGCAGAAGAAACTACAGAAGAAGTAGTAGACGAAGTAGAAGAAACGGAAGAAGAGATAGAAGAAGAGGATACCGAAGAAGACGATGATGATGATGATGACGTTGAACCTTCTGAAAAAAGCGACACTGTAGTAGGAGAAATTCTAAGTGCTTTAGGATACGAAGTTGAGGGAGATTATCCTGATACTGCAGAAGGGCTTACAGAGATGACAAAAGATATTGCTTCTCAAATGGCAGACGATAGACTTGATGAAGTTTTAGAATCATTTCCTTTAGTAAAAGATCACCTGCAGTATGTATTAGCTGGAGGACAATCGCAAGATTTTATGCAAGCGCACGATCCTAATTTAGATTACAATGCGTTTACTCTTACTGAAGATGATACAAGAAGTCAGAAAGCAATATTGTCTGACTATTTTAGAGTAAAAGGTCATGACAATGACTTTATAAATGAAATGCTAGAAGATTATGAAGATTCTGGCAAATTGCATAATAAAGCAGAAGCTGCTCGACAAGCTTTAGGAAAAGCACAAGAACAGCGAAATGCACAGTTGGTTGAACAACAAAATCAAATGAGATACCAACAAATGCAAGAACAAGAAACTTTTTGGAACGGAGTAGCCGACACAATTAAAGACTCAAAAGAGTTTGCGGGACTACAAGTTACAGAAAGAGAGAAAAGTAAATTTTTTAATTACCTTTCTCAACCAGTGTCTAGAGATGGACGCACACAACGTGATTTAGATCATGCACAAGCAGACATGGAAGTAAAACTAGCAATAGATTACTTAATGTTTAAAGGTTTTAACTTGGATACAATTATTGATAAAAAAGCTAAAACTAAGCAGACTAGATCCCTGAGAGATAAAATTGCCAAAAACGAAGCAACTGTTAAAAGTGCTCGTAAGGCCTCTAGGTCAAAAAAATCTTTTGATATAGATGATTTAGATCTTAGCATATAACTGACTAACTCTCAAGGCGACTTGAATTTAGTATATAACTTTTTAAAATGATAATAAAATGAGCAATGGAACTAACATAAGCGTACAAAAAACGTTTTATAATGATTCGCAAATGACTGATATGAACAGTCTAGCAAACGCGTTGTTGTCTAAGCCTACTGAATTATCTCCTATTATTACTCATTTGGCGGGTAAGGATGATAAGCGATTTCCTTTATCTTTCTTAACAGAAGGTGTTGGTAACGTAAAATCAATTGATCGCCTTGAGTATGAATATCGTGTGGCAACACACCGCAGGAGAACTAGACCAGTAGCGGCTGCGCCATCAACTACTACCAACTTGGGACTTGGTAGTTCTACGTTTGAATTAACTTTCCCAGATAAAAACTTTATTTTCCCATACGTACTAGTATCTCAAACAGGGGTACAAGCTCGTATTATGAAAGAACCAATGCAGGTTTCTGGTGGAACTGGTTGGGTTTACACTTTACAATTAGTAAATCCTGATCCAGCAGCAACTATGCCAGCAGCTGATGTTGCAGCAGGTTCTTTGTTTGCACAAATGTTTGCTCCTGTAGGAGTTGACTTCTCTCGTGGAAACGCTTCTAACTGGGAAACTCCAGGTAAAGTAAGAAACAAACTGACTACAGTTCGTAAATCTTACCACATGTCTGGTAACGCTAAAGATTTTGTAGCAGAATTTTCTCTACCAACTAAAGGTGGATCTACTACTAAACTTTGGATGGATTATGAAGAGTATTTACACATGCTTGACTTTAAAGAAGAGTGTGAAATGTATTACTGGTACGGGCAAAAGACTTATGATTCTAATGGTGTAACAACTATGAAAGATGAAAACGGTCAGCCTGTAATCGTTGGTCCTGGTTTATTAGAGCAAATTGTTGAAACAGACACTTACTCTACAATGACTGAAACTAAATTGAAGAACATTATTGGTGACTTGTTCTACGGAATGACTGACGCTTCTAACAAGCAAGTTACATTATACACGGGTACTGGTGGTGCTCGTGAATTCGACGAAGCTCTTAAAGCTCACTTTGGAGGCACAAATGCTTTTAAAGTATCTAGTGGAGACAGTCGATTTATTACAGGATCTGGTCGTAGCTTAGGTTTGACTGGATACTTTAACTCGTACGAGCACGTAGATGGACACGTAATCAATGTGGTAAAATTACCATTATTTGATCACGGTGCTGTTGCTCAAGCTCGTGCTAAGCACCCAGTTACGGGTTATTCTTTAGAATCTTACCGTATGGTATTTGTTGATCAGTCAAACTATGACGGACAAAATAATCTACAAATGATTTCTAAGAAAGGTCGTGAAGCAATGAGATGGTGTGTTGCTGGTTCTGTAGTACCAAGAGGTTTCTCTGCTACAGATACAAGAGCATCTGACGTTGACGGTGCGAGTGTACACATGTTAAAGACAGCTGGTATCGCGCTTAAGCGTTTT